GAGGAAAATTTCCTGCATTGTCGCGGCCTGTGTATCTGCTCTGCCAACTGTCACGCAGATTCTGCGCCTGATCCGGTGCAAGTCTGCCAGGGTGTTTCAGGTAGCCATTTATCAAAGTGCCATTCTTCCACAGGCTGCCCTGTGTCTGCGTGGTGGCTATACCAAGTCCTACATTCTCCCGAAACAGGGTAATAGGGGATTTACCCTCAATGCCGTTGCTGCTGATGCCCTTGACGTGAATAATGTCACGTGCGCGAACTGGAAGAGTGCGCTCTACATAACCACCTGCCGTGCTGCGTTGGTCAAATATGCGATACCAAAGGCGGCCTTCAGGATCAAGTTCAGGTTTTACCCAATTAGGGTTTTCGATAATGCGGAGTTCGACCGGGCGGCGGTTGCCATCGCGGATGATGTCAGCATAGAAGTTGCCATGAAGCGCAAGGTGCAGCATGGCAGTTGATCGAAAGTCAAATGACGTGTACAACTCTGAAGGCTCCGCGCCTATCAGTCGCGTGCGTGTGTCGTTTGACAGTTCATTAACAACTTCACCCGTATCTATGTAAAGCGCTACAGGAAGCGATGCGACTGATTCGGATAGAATCTTTGCGCACGCGAATACGCCCGCGTGTGTCAGGGCTGTTTCTCCGTTCACATTTACGCCTGAACGGGTAGGTTTGCCGCCCATCCATGTGTACATCCATTCTGCTGGATGCGATAGGCTGTTGCGTTGTTCGCTTTGAAATATGCCGCGTATCTGTGAGATAATACCCATTGCAATACAAAGGTATCGGATATGCAAGCGGGCAAATAAAAAACATGATGAAAATAAAAAGCCCACCTGATTAATCAAGTGGGCCGGAACCAAAATAACATGAAACGATCTCTATTTTTTGGGCTTACTCTTTCGCTTGTTGTACCTGGCTTTGTAATTGTGGAAGTGCATGAAGTTTTTAAAGATTCTCATGCCGTGTTTTTTTGAGAACTCCAATTCAGCTACCTCATACGTTTCCTGATAAGTCGCTGAAACTTCATGCAAGGTATGAAACAATTGTAAAAACTCCTCAAAGTTTTCACGCCTGAAATCTCTTAGTTCATCATACATAGAAAAGTCCTGTTTGGCTGTAAACTTCCGGTTGTGGATTCTTTAGGTATTCACCGAGTGCGATGATAGCGGCTACAATCCCGTCAATCTTTGCTCCGCGTGTTTCCTTCATCTTCCTGATCTTCAAGTTTTCGTTAAAATCATAATACGGCACACAGTTTTGCAGCATCCAGCGAAGCACCGGATTGCCTCCGTGATTTAAACGCGCATTGCGGACAATTCGCTCAAATTCCTTGCTCGGTGGTGACATATTCATGATTCCCTGACTAAATTTGTCCATAGGCAGCCCGTCTGCCTCCAGCTTTGATATTGTCTGCCACGCGTTATGTGGGTCGTAGCCTATTGATCGGATGTCGTAAAGGCTCCGCAATCGGTGTACTTCGGCTGTCAGGTAGTCGTAATCCGTCACGTTTCCGGGCGTTACTGTTACAAGTCCGTCCTTTTGCCACCGCACAATGTCCGGCAAATCGCGTGATCTGATTTTCAGCACCTCTTCAGGAATCCAAAAGTGCGGGATAATGATGTAAGGATCATCGTCCGAAACAGGCGGGAAGAGGACAACAAGTGCTGTAAAGTCAGACACAGCCGCAAAGTCAATACCTGCGTAGCATTCGCGGCCCTGTAGTTCGGCGTGGTTAATCTCATTTGGGCAAGCCTGCCAAAGCTCATCAGGTATCCACACTTCAGAAACGCCTACAGGTAGATTCAGGTTCTTTGTTTTGAACTCTACCTCTGACCTGCCGCCCTCGTTTACCGCTTTGGTGTACTCTGACTCCATGAACTCCCATGTGGGAGTGGTTCCTATTTGCGGATTTGCTTTCACCCACGATGTTTTGTCGTTCCAATCATCGCCATCATCCAGCGTGTAGATGATTCCAAAGAACGTGTCATCATGCTTCAGCCCCCGCAGGATGTCAATGCAGTTCTGCCTCATGTGGTACCAGGGCGATTCAAAGTTGAATCCGGCTGTAGTGATGATGTATGTTAGTGGCTGTGTGCGTGCGCCCATGCCCGTCTCAATAACTTTCAGCACTTCGTTTGTCGGATGTGCGTGGAACTCGTCAATGACAGCGATATGAGGGCTAAGCCCATCAAGCGTTCCGGCCTCCGCACTCAAGGCTTCCATGAAGCTGTCATTTTGTTCAAATATTACCCTGTGTTGCATAACCTTTAACAGGTCGCGTATTGTTTCGCTGTCCTGCTTTAGTTCGCGCCCCATCATTTTTGCGGCATTGTACACGATCTTAGCCTGATGCCTGGTTGTTGCAGCGCTGTAAATCTGTGCCGTCTGTTCGCCATCTATCAGCAGGCCACCGAGCATGATAGCGGCTGCCTCTTCCGTCTTTCCCTGTTTACGGGCCACCTCCACAAAAGCACGCCTGAATCTGCGTCCTTTGCCGTCATTGCGCTGCCATCCAAACAGGACCGCCCACCGGAACGCCTGAAAGTCCTGTATGTTAAAAAATTGCCCTTTCCATTCGCCGGAAGTGTGGCGAAGAATGCAAATAAAGGAAATCCAGCGCTCTGCCTCTTGTTCGTCAAAGTGGTACGGGAAGTCGGGCGTGCCTTGTCGCTTCAGGTCGTTTAACTGCCTGGCAACTGCGTTCTTCACATATTCACAAACAGGCACTATTCCGGCCTGTACTGTCTTGATATATCGGTTGTATCCCTCTAACATTTACACGGCTTTCTTTGGCTTTGTGAGTATTGCCAGTATCGGGTCCTCCTTTTTAACCTCTTTCTTTTTCACGTGGATAGATTGCCGTGCGCGTGGCGTGAATCCGAACTGCTCGCGGAGCGGTTTGATTACCGTTTCCATCTGTTGGTAAATTTTCAGATTTGGATTTGGGTAGCCATCAACTTCAAGTCCATCCGTTATGATTGATACATATGCCATTTTTTGAACAATGATTGAACTGACGTATGTTTCAATGCTATCCGCATCTTGGTCTGCAAGTATGCCAAAATCACTTAAATGTTTTACCACCTCATTCCATTTGCGCAAATGCTCTCCCTTGAAATAATCAGGGGCTGCAATTGTTTCAACTGGGTCTGCTTCAATTCTTGTGCCATGCCTGTCCGGTCTATATGTTCCGGATGCCTTATGTTCTGATGCCGATTTGCTTCGGCGGTCTCCTCCTCTCATTGGTCATTTTTTTTAAAAAGGTGCATCAACGCCGGGCGTTGATTGCTGCACCCTTCTTGTTGGTTGCCTTTTGTTTTTTCCTTGCCTTCCCTTGGCTTTTGTTTTTTGTTTGCGCCAATTTGCAATGCGCTTTACTTTTGATCCTGAAGTGTCTGCCATAACTTGGTTCGTCTGATTGGTTTGTTAATTGTTTTGTATTTATTCAGGATAGTATCAAACATATCCTGATTGAATTTATACAAAATCTCCGACTCTTCAATCATTATATTTTCAATATTCCCTGAAGAGCGAAGATTGCTGCTGCCATGTATTGTTACATACAATCCGCAATGGGTTTCTATGTTTGTTATTTTGCAGTGCGTTCCAGCTGCTGCAAACTGAAACTTATCATCAATATCAAGTTCTTCATATATATACTTTACAAGGCTATTTCGTTCATGGGCATAAAAGTATGCGGAAACTATTACATTAAGTTCGTCAACATAATCCCCAACTATCAGGTTTTTCAGGCTATCCACATTTCCATTGTGCAATGACAATGTAGATATGGTTAACTTTTTGACGTGCCAATTATTGCGAACAATCAGCGCTTCAATAAAGTCACCTGCAATGAAGTTACCAGAAACTATTACGAATTGCCTGCTATGCTTTTCAATTGATATGTTTTCAGCCAACTGTTCAGCATATTCATACTTGAGCATACGCTCTGTGATTTCCTTCACTCTTGGCGGTTTTACTATTCTTGCTATCTCTTTTTTTCTTGTTCCCGCAAAGGCAGAAACGTCAATAGTGAATTTTTCAAGTTCGTTCATGTCAGAATTTTTTTTGATGATTGCTGTTTGTTTGCCGTGGCGTGTGCGCGGTTAGCGGCAAGGTCTCTCTCTCCCATTCTTC